GCAGGTAACAGGTATTAATATTTCAGAAGAACAATATCTTACTAACAATGCTTCTGGGCTAAAGAACCGTGTTATTCTTTCTTGGTCGGCACCTAGCCAAGGTATTAACGCGAGCTATTATAAAGTTGAGTATAAGAAAAATTCTGAAACTATTTTCCAAGTATTAGGCACTGTTCAAGACACTGAAGTAACAATTCCAGATGTATCCCAAGGCGTATATCAATTCAAAATTACAGCATTTAGTAATCTTGAGTTTGCGGGTATTCCTGTAGTGCAGAATAAAACTATTATAGGTTTTTCACAAGACCCTGCAGACCCTTCTGGTTTTTCTGGAAATATTAACGAAGGTCAAATTAACTTGACTTGGGATGCACCTACAGACTACGATGTTTTATATGGTGGCTATTCTCAGATTAGATTCCATGCTAAGACTGATTCGTCTGCTTCTTGGGATACTGCAAGTATCCTTGTTGAAAAATTGTCAGGTAACACTACTAATAAAACTGTTCCTACACTTAAAGGTACTTTCTTTATTCGTTTTTATGATGCATTTGATAACTTTTCGGCAAACGCTGTATCTTTTGTATCTACATTTGAAGACCAAACCTTTAATTTGATTGATACTATCGATGAAGATGCTGGTGGTTTTGCTGGAACTAAAACTAATTGTTCGGTTGTTGGGGGTCTGTTAAAGTTAAACACAGGCTTAGACAACATGCAATATTCTTTTTCAAATACAATTGATTTAGGTGAGCTTACAACAGTTCGTTTAGTACCAGATATTGATGTATCAGTTACAGTCGCAGGTATCACAGTTTCTACTTATACAAATATTAGTAATGTTACTAACTTTGGAGGGCCATTATCTAATGCTTTAATTCGTACGGAGGTAAGAACTAATGATTTAGCTACAGGTGGCACTTGGTCAAATTGGCAATTGCTGACAATTGGTAGCTATACCACTAGACGTTTACAATTTAGGTTTATTGTTGAAACTGCAGATACTAACACAGATGTTGAAGTATCTAGGCTGCATATTAACTTAGATAAGAAAGATATTATCAAGACAGGTACAGCAACTAGCAATGCAGGTAACGACACAATTGTAAACTTTGCTAATCCATACTATGCGGGTATTAGTGGTACAGCGGTTCCTAGAGTAGGTTTCCAAGTTATAGGGGGCAGCTCTGGTGACAACGTGGTTATCGTTTCAAGAACAAAACAAGGATTTACATTTTCTGTATATGACAGTAATGGAAATCGTGTAGCAAGAACAATAGACTTCCAAGCAATTGGACAATAAGGAGATTTAAATGTCACAAGCAACTATTACGATGGATGCAAACCAGAGCGGTACAGCTTATACTTCTGACCTTTCAGATGCTTTAGCTGCTATTGACTCAGCACATGCAAGCTCATCAGCCCCTGCATTAGAGGTTACGGATGGAAAGTTTTGGTTAGATACTTCAACTACCCCAATACTAAAAATATACCAGAATGGTTGGAAAAGTTTGTTTACAGTAGGCTCAACTAATGTTACTACTACATTAGCAACAGTAAACGCAACAACCTTGTCAGGTGCTAATACATCTATTGGCGTAGGAACTGGCACTAGTTTAGATGTTACTGGTGCATTAGAGGGTGGAACAATTAATTCTATCGGTTCTTTAACAGCAGCTAGTGGTTCTACTACTGGTAACTGGGCTGTGGGTGGAACATTATCTGCCAACTCTATCTCTGTTTCAGGAAATGTTGATGGAAGAGATATTGCTGTAGATGGGGCTAAACTAGATGGCATTGCAGCCGGTGCAAATAACTACACCCCACCTCAATCACTTGGCACAGGTAACAGTCCTACCTTTAATAATTTAACAGCTAATGGTAAACTGATTACTAACACTCTTGATAACCGTACAGGTTCTACTGTTAGTGTTACGGCAAACCTTAGTGTATCTGGCTCAATTACAGCAACAAGTAACATTACTGCTTACTCTGATATTAGCTTGAAATCAGATATTAAAACCATCGATAATGCGTTAGATAAAATCATGCGAATGCGTGGTTGTGAGTATATAATTAACGATGAAGAATCTGTTGGTGTTATAGCACAAGAAATGGAAGAAATTTTACCACAGGTTGTCGTACACAATGAAGATACTAATCTTAAGTCGGTAGCTTATGGTAACATGGTAGCGGTATTAATTGAAGGTATGAAAGAGCAACAAGCTCAAATTGAAGACTTGAAAGCTCGTATTAAAGTATTGGAGAAATAAATGTCAGCACTATTAACAGTGCTTGCTCCGATTTTAGGGGATGTTCTTAAAAAGGTCATCCCCGACTCGGACAAGTCAAGAGAAATAGAAAGAGAAATCCGATTAGGGCTTCTTGAGAATACAGACAGTCTAGAAGCTGCCCGTGCTTCTATTATTAAAGCCGAAGCCTCTTCAGCAGGATTCTTAACGTCTTCATGGCGTCCTATCCTCATGTTGGTTATTATTGCGATTGTAGCAATGAACTATCTAATCACACCTATCATCAAAATTTTCTACCCAGAAATGCCTCTGTTAGATTTACCAGAAGAACTCTGGAACTTGCTAACCGTGGGTGTTGGCGGTTATGTTGTTGGACGTTCAGGGGAAAAGATGATAGATAAATGGAGTAACAAATGAAATTCACATCAGTAAAAAACTCTTTAACAGAAATGTTTAGAAAGCCTAGACCTCAATTTGATTGGAAATTTGGTGGACGTTCTTTAGAAAAATTAAAGGGTGTTGACGACAATCTTGTTCGTGTTGCACATCTAGCACTTAGGTATAGCCCTGTAGACTTTGGTATTACTTGTGGACTTCGTACTTTAGAAGAACAACAAGCCTTGCTTGATGCGGGTAAGTCTCAAACACTTAAGTCTCGTCATTTAGACGGGAAGGCTATAGATATTGTCTGCTATGTAGACGGTAAAGTAACTTGGGATTTTAAACACTACATGGTTGCTGCTCAAGCTATTGCTTTAGCTGCTCGTGAGCTAGATGTTGAAATTCGTTGGGGTGCTGCTTGGACTAGCCTTCTTAACCATAAGGATGCTTCAGCTGCTCATAATGATTACGTAACTCTTAGAAAGATGCAAGGTCGTAAGCCATTTGTAGATGGTCCACATTTTGAAATCCCAAAAGAATAAATACTGACCCATTATGATATAACAGATAAAGAGACAGGGAAACCTGACGGTCTCTTTCAAGGGCAGGGTCTTACAAGGCTCTGTCCGCCCTTATTTATAACAATAAAAAATACTGCCCCCTTATGGCCTAGGGGGTTCCCTTAAGGGTTATTTATAAATATATTTAAAGGATAAATATGTTTATGTATAATCATTAATAACAATAACAATAGAAAGGTAGCTTTATAATGGCTAAGTTAAGAAAACCTTCTAAAGCTGTCAAGAAGAGTGTTGCTGACCCAAGTGACTCATATCACAGCTTAAAGTCCCTATGGAAGAAATCTCGTAGTATCCTACAAGGTCAATCCCATGCTAAAGGTCATGATGAATTTATTGAAGCCGATTATGCTAACTTGCTAATCCCCTTCTCTCCTAGTATGTCTCAAGCCCAGTATGACTTCTATAAATCAGAAGCAGAACTTCCAGGCTTGACTGCTCAATACTGTAAAGTACTTATTAGTGCTCTACTACGTAAGAAATCACAATTTGGTTTACCAGAAGACTTTCCTGCTGATATGGAAGAGATGACTATTAACTGGATTGAAAAGGACTTTACACTAGATGGTCAATCATTGTTTAACTTCCTTGATACTGCTATCTGGGAAGAGCTACAGACTTCTCGTGCTTGGGTATTTGTTGATTACCCTAAAATCTCTGATGCTGAGTTAGAACAACTTACACCAGAAGAAAGAATGAAAATATCACCTTACCCTGTTGTGGTTAAAGCTGAGAACGTTATTAACGTACAAACTGCTGTACACCCCGTAACTCGTGCTAGAACACTTACTCGTGTTGTAACCCGATATATTGAGGAGAAGTTCAATCCTGATGAACCTTGGCATCCTGATTATGTGGATACTGTGTGTGACCATTACCTTGATGAGTCTGGTAATCTTGTTATGGATTATTATCGTGCCAAAGGCGGTTATCACGATGTTGAAGTACTTAATGGTGAAGTAACTCAAGAATATCAAGACCACATCACTGGTGACAAATCATTCGAGAAGTTTGATACTGTTGTACCTATGATGAATGGTGAACGTATCTCACGTATTCCAGCTTGGCCTTTGAATGGTCAAATTGAACCTATTGAACCAGTACTAATGCCTTTGATTGACCGTGAAGTTGCTTTGTATAACAAAGTATCTCGCCGCAACCACTTGCTATACGGTGCTGCTACTTATACACCTATCGTTAAGTCTGATATGACTGATGAAGAGTTTGAAGAAGTAGTTAATGCAGGTTTAGGTACTTGGTTACGTGTACGTAAAGACGAAGACATTTCTGTACTAGAAACACCTACTGCAGCACTTTCAGATATGGACAGAGCTATCACAGCTACCGTAGAAGAAATGGCTAAGATGGGTATTCGTATGTTGTCTCCAGAGCAAGCAGCTTCTGGTGTAGCATTAGAAATACGTAACTCATCTCAAACAGCACAGCTAGGAACTCTTAACGCTAAGATTTCTGGAACTATGCAAGAAGTTATTGCATTCATGATTACATGGAAGTATGGTATTGAAACGTCAGGTAATGACATTATGTTCCAACTTTCTTCAGACTTTGCAGCTACCGTTGGTGGTGAAGGCGCTATGCGTCTTGTGTCTGAGTGGTACCAGAGCGGTATCATATCACGAGAAACTTGGCTTAATATTGCTAAGTACAATGACTTCCTACCTGCTGATTATGATGATGATGCAGCTGTAGAAATGATTCAGACAGACCCACTCAATCCTGCTAATAAGTCGGATGATGATGTGGATGTAGAAATCTAAAGGAGGGGTGGCCTTAGGGCCGCCTCTAACACCCTAACTACTCATTGGAGTACTAGATGAATATTAACGATAAGATTTATGATAACATCGTTGACCACATGACTGATGTGCGTCTATACGAAGAAGGTGTACAAATCCAAGGAAGACGCTCCTTGAAAAGACACCGTAAGAATTTAAGAGACCTTTTGCGTGGGGATATCAGAGCTGATGTAACCAAAGAAGTTTCTCGCTATGGGAAGGAACTCAACTCTAATCTAACGAATAGTGTTAAAGAGTTCTCCGCAACGCAACTGGACTTTCAAGCGGATAACCTCTATAAAGAGACCCGAAAGTTTTATAAGACATCAAGACCAAGAACTAAACAATTACTAGCTGAAGTAACTGGCCCTAACATTAAAGGCCCAAAGAGCATTAGCAATAATGTTAAGAACATCTCATCAGGTGAGCTTGTTCGTATTCAGCAGAAAGTAAAGTTTGGTTTAGCTAATGGTCAATCTCAGAACCAAATCATTGGTGAGGTCATGAAGACCACCAAGATTACTGAGCATCAAGCTAGAACCTTAACTAGGACTTCTATTACTTCTACGCAGACATTAGCTGTTCAGAAGACGCTTGAAGCAAACAAAGATTTAATTAAAGGATATATGTTTACAGCTATATTGGATAGTCGTACTAGTCCTATATGTTCTCATCACAATGGGAAGGTATACGAAGTAGACGACAAAAGATATACACCACCTCTACATTGGAACTGTCGTAGTTCTATGGTGCCTGTACTCAAGTCTAAGGAAGAACTCCTTGAATCTGACTCTACACGAGTTAAGAAGAAAGAGTTACAGAAGGTAAAGCCAGAACGTCTTAATGGTGTTCAACCCAAGCGTGAAAGCTATGGGGCATGGTTACAACGTCAAACCTTTGATGTGCAGAAGAAACTACTAGGTGGTCAAGAACGAGCAGATATGTTTCGTCAAGGCTTACTTAAGGTAGACCAATTTACTTCTATCAAAGGTAAGGCATTGTCTATTACTGGACTTCGTAGACGAGCAGCTCAACAGACTGCGGTATTTAACCCTAAACAAAAGGTTAGAAGCCGTGATGTAGCAGTTGGTGCAGCAAGACCTAATAGCTTGTTGAACAATCCTAAACATAAAGAAGATTTAAGAACACTATTCTTACTAGACTCAAATGACTTCAATAGTCCTTTGGCTCTTAC